GGTTGTCCGCGCTACAGAGAATGCAGTTGACTGCCCCGATATGATGCGCACTATCTTCCGTAAGGCGGGTTACCATGACCTCCCTCGCTTCACTGCCGCAGGCTACAGGCCGTAAGGCATTGGTGACAGGCTCCTCCGGCTTTGTTGGACGCCACTTCGTCGAGATGCTCCTTGATTTCGACTGGGACGTTACTGAGCTGGACATTGCCAATCACCCAACGGAAGATGCCATCGAGTTCTTCCGCAACTCGGAGGAACGCTATGATCTCGTCATTCATGCGGCTTATCACATCGGAGGCCGTACGGCTATCGATGGAGTCAACCTATTCTTCAGCCACAATCTTGGACTGGATGCAGCGGCGTTTGAGTACGCGGCCCGCACCAAGCCAGGACACTTCCTCTACTTCAGCAGCTCTGCAGTCTACCCCATTCGGCTTCAGAATGGATACGTCCCCCACAAGCTGAGGGAGTCAGACGCCGTTCCGGTTCCGAACCGCTTCGATGTCGAGCACATGCGTCACCCAGAGCCTGATGCCAACTACGGTTGGGCCAAGCTCACGGGCGAGCGGCTTGCAGCGCAGGCCAGAGACCTAGGTGTGAATGTACACATCGTCCGCCCATTCTCGGGCTATGGAGAAGATCAGGGCTTTGACTACCCCTTCTGCTCCATCGTCTCCCGTGCAATCGACAAAGACTTCACGGTTTGGGGCCCTCCGGAGCAAACTCGCGACTGGATTCACATTGATGATGTGGTGGAAGGTTGCTGGGCTGTTCTCCGCGCTGATTACCGGGATCCGGTCAATCTTTGTACGGGCATTCCAACCACGATGGGTAATCTTCTACAGTTTTCTGCTGGGATCGCTCACGGTCTGGCTGTTGCGGAAGATCAAGTGACTTACCTGCTGGACAAGCCTACGGGCGTTCTCCACAGGGTCGGCAACCCCGACAACTTCTTCAAGCTCTATCGACCTCAGGTGACCCTCCGGCAGGGCGTTGAGAGAGCGCTAGCCGTTCTCTAGGAGGTCCTATGAGCATTACAGGCCCTGCACCAAAGCAAGGTGCGCAAAGGCGCAACAAGGATACGTTCGACAAGACATTCGTGGAATGGGATGGCGAGGTCCGAGGACCGGACCTCCCAGACTACTTCGATTGGCACCAGCGCACGGTTGAGTGGTACGAGAAGTGGCGCCGGTCGCCACAGGCACTCGTCATGACTGAGACCGACTGGGAGTTGATGCTGGAGACGGCATTGCTCCACACGCGCTTCTGGGCTGCCCCAGCACGGATGTCCCCGGCTCAGATCACCGCTCTCGCGGGTGAGATCAAGCGTCGAGTGTCCGCCTACGGCGCTACGTTCGAGGATCGTCTGAAGCTCAGAATCGTCATCAGTACCCCGCTCAGCGAGCAGGACGACGAGCGAGACATCAAGAATGCGGCCTACAAGGCCATCAACTACGCAGAGCGGCTGCTGAACGCATCCGCAACCGTCATTTCGGAGGCCCCAGAGGAAGAGTGATCCCATGTTGAGTATCCCTAAGCATACGCTTGGTTGGGACATTCTCGACTGGTGCTCTACCTATCTTGCCCAGCCTGATGGCGACGGCAAGGGTGACGTCTGGGTCTTCACAAATGAGCAGGCGTTGTTCGTTCTCAACTTCTACGCTGTGGATGAGGATGGGAAGTGGCTGTACCGACGTGCGATGCTGTCCCGGCCGAAGGGCTGGGGCAAGTCGCCATTCGTGGGGGCTATCTGCTCTGCAGAGTTCCTCGGTCCGGTGCTCTTTGATGGATGGGACGCAAACGGTAACGCCGTCGGACGGCCCAACTACTCCAGTCATGTCCAGGTCGCTGCGACCAACGTTGACCAGGCCGAGAACACGATGGCTATGGTTCGCGAGATGCTGCAGCAGGGCGAAGCTATGGATGCTTACAACCTGGATCCTGGTCTTGTTCGCTTCCGTGCGCCCGGTGGGCGCATCCTTGAGCGAATCACTACTTCCCCCAGAGGCACGGAAGGTAACCGCGCGACGTTCGCGGTTCTCGATGAGACTCACCACTGGGTCCCAGCGAACTTCGGTGACCTCATGGCAGCGGCCATCAGGCGTAACCTCCGTAAGGGTGGTTACAGGTCGATTGAGACCACGAACGCACCCGTGCCAGGCGAAGGCTCTGTGGCTGAGGCCACGGACAGTTACCAGAAGCAGATCCTTGCCGGCGACAAGCCGGCTGAACTCCTCTACGACTCAGCTGAGATCTTCATTGAGAACATCTACGACAAGGAGCAGGCCCTTCCGGCGCTGCGGCAAGTCTACGGAGATGCCACCTGGGTAGATGTCGAGGATGTCTTCAAGGAGCTTTCGGACCCGTCGCTCTCGGAGCAGGATGCGCGTCGGTTCTACTTCAATCAGCGAGTCATTCGAGGTTCTCAGTGGCTCAACCCCCAGAAGTGGCAGGACCTCACAGATGGTGACCTACGCCTTAAAAAGTCTGATCCTATCGCTCTCGGATTCCGTGGTCAAACACGGGACGGCGCTTGTGCTCTGGTTGCCACGCGGCTAGACGACAACGCTATCTTTGTTCTGAAGTCCTGGGAGACAGACCCCAAGAATCAAGAAGTTCCGTACGTTGAGGTGGACGAATTCGTTCGTTCTGCCCTCAACTTCTACAACGTTAAACTGTTCTTCGCTGCCCCACAGAACTGGCAAGACATTGTCGGTCGCTGGTACGAGGAACACGAAGGGATTGTCGAGGAGCGCTGGCTCAACCAGAAGCTCATGATGTCCAAAGCCACCGAAGAGTTTGAAACTGCGGTGTACGCCCAAAGGCTGGTCCATGACGGCGACGAACGGCTTAAGCAGCATATCGGCAATGCGTTGATCGAAGAGCATCCGTTCGGTCACACCATTCGAAAAGCAACCAAACACTCTGAGCACTACATCAGTGTCGCGGAGACCGCAATTCTCTCGTTCGCAGCGGCACAGGAGGCCATTCAGCGAGGACTGAATACGGAAGGTCCTACAGGCTATGTTTACTCGTTCTAAGGAGGTGCTGAGTGGCTGACGTTACTATTGGATGGACGCCCGGCACCCCTGAGTGGTGGATGACCCGCCTCCTCTATCGATTGATGGACCGGCAGAACCGCTACGACTGGCTCGAAGCGTACGTGGAGGGCAATCACCCTCTTCCGGACCACGATGAGCGCTACATCAAGTCGTTCCGGAGCCTCCAAGAGAAGGCCCGAACCAACTACATCGGCATGATCACGACGACTCCGGTCGAGCGTATCAAGCTCAAGAACTTCACGATCAACGGCGAGGTCGATGACACGCTGACGAAGTGGTGGGATGAGAACACTGGTGACTACCAGGCTCCGATCGTACACAACACCTCGGCTGCCCTCGGCAACTGCTTTGTGAAGGTCGTTCCAGGCGTAGATGGTCCGTTCTCCACCGGCCTCCCGAAGTGGCAGGCTCTGGACCCCCGCACAACGATCACTGAAGAGGATCCGGCGGATCCGATGACCACGCGAGCAGCGCTCGAAATGTGGACTGATGACGCCACTGGCGAGATCTTCTCGATCCTTCACCTCCAGGACTTCACGTACTACTTCAACGGTCCTACGGTGCACGATTGCCGGTCTCTCGACGTTCCCGGTCTCACGAAGCGACTTCTCACGTTCGGTGGTGGTGGCTTCGAGTTCAATTCGAAGGTGCCGACTCCGTTCGGAGTTGTCCCGATCGTTCGATTCGACTGGATCCCGTCCTTCAAGGGCATCAGCAAGGCTGAGGCTGAGGACGTAATCGACGTTCAGAACCGCATCAACAGCACGATCCTTGACCGGATGGTCATCTCGCGTAACCAGGCCTACCGTCAGCGGTACGCCAAGGGCGTCAAGATCCCGCGCGGCAAGGATGGTCAGGTAAAGGCTCCGTTCGATCCAGGTGCCGACAAGCTCTGGATCGTGGACGACAAGGACGCTGAGTTCGGCGAGTTCAGTGAGGCTGACATCAGGCAGACGCTCGAAGCTATCCGCGACGACGTTGCCGACATGGCCGCTATCACGAAGACCCCCGCTCACTACCTCATGGGCAAGATGGCGAACGTGTCCGGTAGCACCCTCGATCAGGCTGAAGCTGGACTTATCTCCAAGACCAAGCAGCGGATCACCTCCGTTGGCACTGGCTGGAAGAAGGTCGCCAAGATCTCGTTCCTCTTCATGGGGAAGCCCGATCTGGCCAAGGCTGACCTTGAGGTCTGCTTCTATGACCCCGCGTATCACTCGCAGGCTGAGGCTGCAGATGCGCTCAACAAGCACGTTGCCTCTGGCGTCCCACTTGTGGTGGCCGCCAACCGCTTCGGCGGATACTCCTCTGTCGAACTGAAGCAGATTGCTCAGGCGGAAGTGGAGCGGAAGGCGCAGGAAGCTGCGCAGGCAGAACAACAGGTAGCTCTCCAGCGAGAATCGCTAGCTGCCAAGCAAGTACAACCCCCGACTACTTCTGGTAAGTAAAGGACGAACTAACAACATGACCGAGAACCAAGAGAACGCGACACAGGATCTCACCCTTGAGACTGAGGACGACGCTGTTTCGGGCCTGACTCATGAGCAGGCTCTGAAGGAGCTGGCGAAGGTGCGGCGGGAAGCCGCTAAGCACCGGACCGAAAAGCAGCAGCTGAAGGCTACTGCGGACGAACTTCAGAAGTACAAGGATGCTGAGAAGACTGAGCTTGAGAAAGTCCAGGAGCGTGCCCAGAGGGCCGAGACTGAGGCTGCCGAGCTTCGTCGCGAGAAGGCAGCGCGGGCCGCTGCTAAGACTGCCGGACTGGGTTCCGAGTGGGTCGATCTTGTTCGAGGCGACACTGAGGAGGAGCTGTTGGCTTCCGCCGAGGCACTCGCTGAGCGAGTGGGCAAGGCGAAGGTTGACGAGATTCCTGCTGGTTTCAATTCTGCTGGTGGGAAGGCCGTGAAGGCGCCCGAGAGTGCATCTCAGGCGTTCCGTGACTTCCTGAAGAACAATCGATAACCCCTAGCTTTTAAGGAGCTTTATATGGCAGCCCCTACTTTCCCCAATGGTGTTTCCCGTAACGGTGGCGGCACTACTCCCGATGCCCGCCAGATCCCCGAGATTGTCGCGAAGGAGGTCATCCAGGAGACCCTGGAGGCGTCT